TCCGAATACAACTATTCGTTAAACTGAAAAGTGTTTTTTGAATAGTGCGTTAGGCTTGTACATCCTACCGCCTGTCGTGCAAGCCTGTATTTAGCACTATTTAAAAAATAAAAGTTTAACGAATTAGTTATGTGATCGGATAATTTTATAAAATACTTTAGAGGGATAGGGCGAAAAGCTCTATCTATTTTTATGCGCCAAAATCGGTTATCCCCTCGCAGTGTGGCAAAATGCCTGTAGACGTACAGGGGTAGGAGATTTTGTCTTTTAGGCGCATACAGAGAACGTTTGAGGGCGTGAGGTGGGTAAGTCGGGGTTAGTATTACCCCCGACTTCTGTCGCAGTCGCAAAACGTATTTAATGCCTTATAAAATAAGGGTTTGAACTTGCGACATGACTTTGCTAACTTCTGTCGCAGTCGCAAAATAAATATGGGGGTGTCGCATTATGAATGATGTGCAATCTAGAAAATGGCTTGTAACTGTTAACAATCCTAAAGAAAAGGGATTTGGACATGATAAATTAAAAACCATCTTGCAAGGGTTCAAGGGGTGTCTGTACTGGTGCATGTCTGATGAGATAGGACATGAGGGCGGAACTTATCACACACATATCTTTCTTGTCTGCTCCGGTGCTGTCCGGTTTAGCACTATGAAAAAGCGGTTTGATGGTGCGCATTTTGATGTTTGCAAGGGTACAAGTTCCGAAAATAGAGATTATGTCTTTAAGTGTGGTAAATGGTCGAATACGGATAAAGAAGATACTAGGGTGGAAGATACTCAAGAGGAATGCGGCGAACTTCCTGTTGAACGACAGGGGCATAGAAACGATATAGATGATCTATATGCCATGATAAAAGAGGGGTTGACAAACTACGAAATTATTGAAAGCAATCCGCAATATCTGCTTAACCTCGATAAAATTGAGCGTGCACGTCAAACAGTCTTGGAAGAAAAATATAAAAACGATTGGCGTGAACTTACAACCGTTTATATTTACGGAGATACTGGGAGCGGAAAAACACGGTCAATTATGGAGCAGTACGGCTATTCTAATGTTTTCCGTGTGACAGACTATGAACATCCTTTTGACGGCTATAAAGGGCAAGATGTAATTGTATTTGAGGAATTTAGGTCTAGTCTCCGTATAGGCGATATGCTTAACTATTTAGACGGCTATCCAGTCGAATTGCGGTGTAGATATTCTAATAAACAGGCTTGCTTTACTAAAGTCTATATTATATCGAATATCTCATTGCGTGACCAGTATAGAGACTTACAACGTGACCAGTATGAAACATGGTGTGCATTTCTCCGGCGCATTCATGAGGTACGTGTATTTAAGGATGGTAAGATACATACGGGTACATGTAAGGAATTTATGGATGGTTTTATCAAATTGTCTGATGATGAAAAGACGGTGTTTGACAAGTAGGCTACATGTTAACCGTATCTATTTTCCCGTCGTTCTTAAGCATGCTAATTTTTATATTGCCGTGTTTATTTTCATATTGTTCAACAGATTCTTTAAGCATACGCTCTATTTGTTTGTTTATTGTTCTGTCCTCGGTATTGGCTATTGTGCGTATTTTCTCCATTAGTTCATTATCTATGCGCAGTGGGTAAGTTTTGTTTTTGTATTGACTCATTGTATACCTCAAAAAAATATATAAAAATAGTAGATATCTACTTGACATATATAGATATCTAGTGTATTATATTAATGTAATAGATATCTAGTGATATCTACTGATGTTCAAGCGGTCGTTGTCGGTGCATTGGAAACCGTCAAATATTAGAAAACAGGATGGTAACCTATATGCAACCGGACTTTGTTTTGATATTGATATTAGCATATCTATTTTATCAAATTTCAAGGTTAAACGCAAGCGGACATTGATAACTAAATAATTACCCTTTAAAGAATGAAAGAGAGGAAAAAAGACATGACAAAGTTAGTTGGGTATCGTAAGTTTGTATCAAAGAAAAATGGCGAAACGTATTGCGTTGCAAACGTTGTGCAGGACTTAACAGATCGTGAAAAAGAGAATGGTTGCGTAGGTCAGAAAACGGATGAGATTTTCATGCCGAAAGAACAGGTTAATTTGTTGAAACCGTCCGACATCGGAAAAGAAATTTTGTTCAATTATGAACTGTCCGGTGGTCGTGCGTTTCTTGTAAATGTATCACTTAAGTAAAGGGGGTGTCTGTATGGTCTTTCCAGTAATTGCAGAGGTTACAGCGGTTAGTTCTGCTGATTGGTCTAGTGTGTTAAGTGCTATGACAGGGCAGATTAGTGTTGCGACTGTTGTAGGCGTACTTGCCAGCGTTGTTGGCGCTGGTATCGGTCTTGTGTTCATGTGGTGGGGTGTTCGTAAATTAGCACGTACACTGATGGCGGCTTTCAGATCGGGAAAACTTAGATTCTAAGTTTGGTTCAAGAGGGGCGATCGCTCCTCTTGCTTTTTAGGGAGATATGATATGAGTGTTTGCGGTCAATATTTAGAGGGTTCTCTGAATCCCTTTAATGTTTTTAAAGTAATAAAGCACAATACAGCTTTTCTTGCGGAACATCCGGATTATTTCAAACCGGAAGGACTGATGATATTTTGTGGGGAACAGGGTAGTGGTAAAACATTAAGTGCGGTGCAGTATGTTAAAAAACTTTGTTATGCATATCCGCAAGCTATTTTGTGTACGAATGTCGATATCAAGGGGTTGCCGCCCGAAACTAAGGTTATTGAGTATGACGGCATTGACTGTTTAAAAAATCTTGAAAATGGTTATTTGGGTGTAATTTATCTGATTGATGAGATACATTTGGAGTTCAACTCATTGGAAAGTAAAAATATTGATATTGATATCATGATTGAGGTTTCGCAACAAAGAAAGCAGAGAAAAACGATCGTAGGTACTACGCAAGTTTATGGGCGTTTAGCTAAACCGTTTCGTGAACAAATTCGCAATGTTGTGTTGTGCAGTAACTTTTGTAAAGTTCTCCAGTTTAACCGTTTGATTGATGGTTCAAAAAGTCATGAGGAAAACGGTAAGTTGATAACTGAAACAAGTAAAACATATGTTTGGTTTCATTCTCCGGTACTTTATGATTGCTATGATACATATGCAAAAATGAAACGTTATCGGAACGAATGGCAAGGAAAGAAGAGGTATACATGATAGACGGTATTGCGTTATTCACGGAAGTTGTTAAGGGTGCTATTCCTTATGGCATGGCATTTGCAATCGGAGAAATGATTGTAACCACGTTCATGAAAATGGCGTTTGGTGGTAAGATTGATTTTAAATAAGGGGGTATGGCATGGATGAGAATGTTTTGGAAGATTCACAACTTGAGTCGACGGATTCTTTGGAGTCTGCCGAAAGTTTGTCGGATGATACGGAACATAGCGAAAACGATATGGAGTCTATTCTTGATTCTGCTGTTGATAGCAGTGGTAATGACGATACTGAATTAGAGGAAAGTATAGAGGATATCGGTTTGTCTGATCTCTACGATACGGAGACGGGCGGTATTCCTGTCTATGTTGTGCATTCGGATGATGATACGGAAGAAAAATTGATGGATGATGAGTTAGGGGGTGTTCCTGTTGTTCTTACTAATGATGTTTCGCCTATTGCCAGTTATGCTTCTAACGACGGCGTATCTTATCAGTTGCCCGCCTATTATATTGACTATTATAGGGGTGTTCTTTCTAATCTCGGCGATACAGATTATCTCTGCTTTTGTAGTAGAGAATTTCCGTATAACAATGATTACTGGGTGGAGCATTATCGTCTTGTGTATGATTTGGATATTGATAGTGATAGTGTTGTGCAAGGAAATTATCCCTGCATTGACATTTATCGGTACAGTTCGTCCTCATCTTATAACGTTGATTATACAACCTATAATTTGACGTCTGTTCCGGCGTTTAGTTATGGCAGTTTCGGAAAATATTCAGATTTGAGACAGGGGGTGACACCGAATGAAAGTATGGCGTTTCTTTTCTTCCTCGGTTTTGCCGTTGTGTTTAGCGTTTTGCGTAGTTTTTTCCGCTGTTGTGTTGGATTGCGTAGACGTTAAAGCGGCAACGACTAAAACTTATCCCGACGCTAATATTGAAAAGTCTTTTAGATTGGCAGGTAACAGACAAAGTTTTTCTGTTCGTGAGGGCAGTACAAGTTTCACTTATGCAGGTAAAACTATTACTGGCGGTGCTAGTACGGATTCCGGTACCGTTAATTCGGGCAGTGTGACATATTATTTTGATATCACATATTCAAAGTCGTATAGTATTGATCAACTCGATCCGACACATTGGTATAAGTTAGCACTTTCTTATGACGACGCTATAAAAGATGGTGCGAAACATAATACTTCACAATTAACGGTTAATCGTATTGGAAAAGATTGGTATATTATAGTCGGTGGACAGGAATATTCTTTTGGTTCTGATAAGTCGCCTACAATTTTTATTGAGAAAAGTGCTTCATCTAAGTTTACTTTGAAAATGGTCGATCATATTTCATTCACTGTTACGGATGCTTTCGGGGTTAACTATGACCGTATTTTTACATTTAAGAATGTAAAGGCGGTTCTTACTGATTTAGGTAAGCAGACTGGAACGATAGAAAGCAAATTGAATAATATTGATAACACGTCTAAAGACCAATTAGCAGAAGCGAAAAAACAGACTGATGAAAGCAAAAAGCAAACAGAGGAAAGCAAAAAACAAACTGGTATTATGTCCGGTTTGCTTAACAAGATTACAACCTTTTTCAATAACTTCTTTTCGGGATTGATTAACGCTTTAGTGTCTGTATTTGTGCCGGAAGATGGCTATTTCAAAGACTATTTTGACCGCCTAAATAAATTTTTTTCTGATAAGTTAGGCATGCTCTATACACCAATAGATATGTTTGTGAAACTGCTTAACGGTATTAAAGGTGCGTCCGGTACTGATACTGGTATCGTGTTTCCCGGTTTAAAGTGGGAAGATACTTATATTATTCCTAAACAGACTATTAGTTTATCGGCATATAGCAAACAAGTGCCCGAGATTCAGCAAAAGATCTATTTTGTGACTGATATTATTATGGTCGGTGCGGTTCTTTTGTTATTACAGAACAAATTGAAAGAGGTGTTGACTCAATGATTATTAAGGGATTGTTAGAATTGATATTTGCATTGCTTAAACTTGTTTTTGCGCCTGTAAGCCTGCCTGCATTACCGTCCGGTATACAGAGCGTACTTGATGAACTTGTTGGTGTGTTGACGTCTGCCGTGGGATTGTTTGGTGTGTTTGTCGATTTAACCGTAGTTAAATGGTTGATACCAGTAGTTGTGCTTATTGTAAATTTTGATAAAATATGGCGCATGATCATGTTTATACTTAAAAAGATACCGTTTTTAGGTATTCAGTGAATTATCGGGTGCAAAATGCCAACC